CGTGACGTTCGCATGGGGCCACGGCGGCGGGCACATGGACGGCGTCGCCTACGGCGTGCCCGAGGCGCCCAAGACCGACCACGTCCTCGAGGCCAAGACGCATAATCACAAGAGCTTCACCGCGCTCAAGCGGCTGGGCGTCGCCGGCCACAAGCCCGTCCACATGGCGCAGATGCAGGTCTACATGCACCTGCGCGGCACGACCCGCGCGCTGTACCTGGCCGTCAACAAGAACGACGACGAGATCTACAGCGAGCGCGTCGAGTACGATCCGGCGCTGTCCCTGTCGCTCATGGTCAAGGCCGAGCGGATCATCGCCTCGCCCGTGCCGCCGACCAAGGCGCACGAGGACCCCGAGTCCAAGATGGCGTGGGGCTGTCAGTTCTGCCCGGCGCTGTCGCTCTGCCACCTGGGCGCCATGCCCCTGCGCAACTGCCGGACCTGCCTGCACGCGACGCCGGAGCAGGACGGCGGCGGTCGTTGGTCCTGCGACCGCCACAAGCGCGACCTGACCCGCGAGGACCAGGAAGCCGGCTGTCCCAACCACCTGTTCATTCCCGCCCTCATTCCCGGCGAGCAGATCGACGCCGACGAGGCGGGCGAGTGGGTCGAGTACCGCATGCGCGACGGGTCCACCTGGCGGGATGGGGGTGGGGCGTGAACTTCTACAACGAGTTCGATCCGAAGGCCGCGGCGTGGCTGCGGGAAATGGTCCGGCTGGGCGAACTGCCGCCGGGCGTGGTCGACGAACGCAGCATCAAGGATCTCCAGCCTCATGACCTCGACGGCTTCACACAATGCCACTTCTTCGCCGGGATCGGCGGATGGTCACTCGCAGCCCGGATTGCCAGGTTTCCCGCTGACCGGCCCTTCTGGACCGGATCCTGCCCGTGCCAGCCGTTCTCGGTCGCCGGCAAAGGCGCCGGTGTCGACGACGCGCGGCACCTGTGGCCCGACTTCCTTCGCCTCATCGCCGCCTGTCGGCCCCCTCTCGTCATGGGAGAACAGGTTGCGGGAGCGGCTGGCTATGGTTGGCTCGACGGAGTGCTCGCTGATCTGGCGCGTGAAGGTTACGCCGGCCGGGGGGTCGATATCCCGGCTTGCGCCGTGGACGCCCCCCATATCCGCCAGCGGCTCTACTGGATCGCAGAGCGAAGCGATGCATCCGGTGTCGGCCAGGCCGACACCGGATGCGAGTCTTGGCGGGGCGGACCCGGTCGACAGGAAGACGGGCGTGTCGTTGCAGACGCACATGGTGCGGGGCAACTGGCCGACGCCGGAAGCGGGAGCGTTCGGTTCATCGGACATGGAGCGGCTGCTGGCCCGGAGAGCGCAGTACGCGGAGAAGTACGGGAACAACGGCTTCGGCCTGACTCTCGGTCAGAGCATGAGCCTGTCTCTGTGGCCCACGCCGGCGGCTGCGGACCTGTCGGGCGGGCGGACGAACCCGGAGGGCACGACGGCGACGGGGCAGCGGCCGGACGGGACCAAGGCGCAGGTCGGGTTGCCGAACGTGATGAAGGGCACGTGGCCGACTCCGAACGCTTTGGACCGGCCACGCACGGACGAGACGTTGGAGAAGTCGGCGGCGTTCCGGCTGGCCAACGCCGGGCAGAAGACCACGCCGCTGTATCTGGGCGAGTCGATGGAGCGCCTGTCGACTGTGCATCCGCTTCCGAAGGAGGCGTCGACCTGGTCGACGCCTCGCGCCTCGGACGGCGCGAAGGGCTCGCCGAACCAGAGCTTTGGTGCGGGCGGCCAGCCGCTCCCGGCGCAGATGCACTCGGCGTCACCCTGGGTGACGCCGAGTGCTCGGGACTACAAGGACTCGGTCGGCATGACGGCGGAGCGGGCGGACGGCCGCTCGAGGATCGACCAACTGCCCAGGCAGATGGCGGCCAGCGAGGCTTCTGGTCCGCCCACGACTGGATCGCCTGCCACGACGGTAAGGCCCGCCGGATCCCCGAACCCGGCTTTCCCCTGTTGGCTGATGGGGTTCCCAACCGCGTGGCTAAGTGGCGCGGATTCGGCAATGCCATCGTCCCGCCGCTCGCCGCGGAAGTGATCGCCGCCTACCTCGACGTGGAGGCGGGCGCATGCTGAGCCTTCCGAAAAGCAAGACTGAGGCCAGTCGCTCCGGTTCCAGATTTTTTGACACCGGAACGCCTTGCGCGGCCGGTCACACGGGGCCGCGATACGCGCGCGGAGGAAGTTGCGTTCAGTGCGTGCGAGACGCCAATGCTGCTCGCCTGGGCGTCTCGGCGGCCATCGGCCTGCGCGGGCGCACGAACATCGCCAGGGCGGCGGCAGTTGCCGACGGCCAGACCACCTACGAGTCCGACCGCCCGTGCCCCAAGGGGCACACGCTGCGGTTCACCGCGTCTGCCAACTGCGTCGAGTGCAACTCCGAAACGCTGAGGCGAGAGGCTGAAGCGCGCAAGTGGACTCGGCGGTTTCGCCTCTACGGCCTGACTCAAGATCGGTTCCACGAAATCCTCCGGGATCAGGGTTCGGCCTGTCCGATCTGTACCGACGCGCTGGCCGAACTGAGCAAGATCCACGTCGACCATTGCCACGACACCGGGCGCGTTCGCGGGCTTCTGTGCGGCCGATGCAACCAGGCGATCGGACTCCTGCGCGAAGACCCCGACACCATGCGGAGGGCCATTGCCTATGTCTCGCATTGATCTTCGCCCCTATCAGGGCGCGGCCGTCGAGGCCGTCATGAACTACTGGCGTGAAGGGGGCGGGAACCCCTTGGTCGACCTCGCCACCGGGCTCGGGAAAAGCGTCGTCATCGCGTCGATGATCCACGACTTGGTGACGACCTATCCCGACATGCGGGTGCTGGTCCTGGTTCACGTTCGGGAGCTCGTCTCTCAGGACTTCACCGCCCTGATCCGTCTGTGGCCTGACGCACCGGCCGGCATCTACAGCGCCGGGCTGGGCCGCCGGGACACACACCACCGCATCACCTTCGCCGGCATTCAGAGCGTCTACAAGAAGGCCCGCGAGTTGGGCCCGCGCGACCTGGTCCTGATCGACGAGGCGCACCTTGTCCCGAACGGCGGCGAGGGCATGTACCAGCGCCTGCTGACGGACCTGCGCGAAATGCGGCCGGACCTGCGCGTCGCCGGCTTCTCGGCCACGCCATACCGCCTCGATAGCGGGCGGCTGGACAAGGGCGACGGCCGGCTGTTCGACCAAGTCGTCTACAGCTACGGCGTCGGCGCCGGGATCGACGACGGCTGGCTGTCGCCGCTGATCTCCAAGCGGGCGGCGAGCGAGATCAACGTCGCCGACGTGGCCCGGCGGGGCGGCGAGTTCGCGCCCGGCGCGCTCGAGGCGGCGGCCGACACCGAGGCGCTGACGCGCGCGGCCGTCGAGGAAATGATGGCGTTCGGGCAGGGGCGCCGGTCCTGGCTGGTGTTCTGCTCCGGGGTCAAGCACGCCGGGCACGTCGCTGACGCCCTGTCGGCCGCCGGCATCCCGGCCGCCTGCATCACGGGCGACACGGAACCCGGGCTGCGCGACCACCTGATCCGCGAGTTCAAGGGCGGCCGGCTGCGGGCGCTCACGAACGCCAACGTCCTGACGACCGGATTCGACGCCCCGTCCACGGACATGATCGCCATGTTGCGACCGACTCTGTCGACTGGGCTGTTCGTGCAGATGGTCGGGCGGGGAACGCGACTGGCGGACGGCAAGGCCGACTGCCTTGTGCTGGACTTCGCCGGCAACTGCCGCCGCCACGGGCCCGTTGACGCCATCGAGATCGAGGCCAAGCGCAAGAAGGCGCCGGCGGAGGAGGGCGCAGTCAAGCCGGACACGGTGCGGGCCAAGGAGTGTCCGAACTGCCAGTCCATGGCGGGCCTGTCGGCGCGACTGTGCAAGGTGTGCGGGCACGAGTGGCCGGCCCTGGCCGAGCACGAGGCCGAGGCCGACGACGCGCCGATCCTGAGCCGCGAGGTGAAGGATGAGCCGAACGACCACGCCGTGGTCGAGTGGACGCCACGCCGGCACGAGAAGTTCGCCGCGCCGCCGTCGCTCCGGGTCGAGTACCTGGCCGGGCTGTTGTCGGTCTCGGAGTGGGTCGCGCTCGAGCATGGCGGCTACCCGCGGCAGAAGGCGGGCGAGTGGTGGCGCCGTCACGGCGGCAACCTACCCGTGCCCGCGACCGTCGACGACGCCATCGTGCGTTTCGGCGAACTGACCCGTCCGTCTCACATCATCACCCGCAAGAACGGCAAGTGGCACGAGATCACCGGCCGCCGGTTCGGCGCGGCCCAGCAGGAGGAAGCGGCGTGACCCCGGCGCGAGAACACGAACTGCTCGAGCGCATCGACCAGTTGAAGCACGACAACTGGCTGCTGGAGCGCGAGCTCGGCGCGGTCAAGGAGGCGGACAAGGTGCGCCGGTTCCGCGACGCGCTCTCGCTGACACCCAGCGCGGCCACCGTGCTAACGTCCCTGCACGCCTTGCGCGGCAAGACGCTCAGTCGCGAGCGGATCCTGGCCATGCTGTACCCGGACGGCGACGAGCCCGACGCGGGCAAGGTGCTCGACGTCTTTGTCTGGAGCATCCGCAAGGCGATCGGCAAGGGGGGCGTCGGCGTTACCTGGGGCGTCGGCTGGTTCCTGACCGAGTCCGGGCTGGCCGAGTGCGACCGCATCGCCGCGCTCGCGCACGTCCCGCCGCGGCTGACCACGCGCCACGGCCGCAGGGAGGTGCGCGCGTGAGCAACCAGCACACCGCCGGCTGGACTGACGAGAGGGTGGAGGCGCTACGCAAGCTGTGGGCGGACGGCAAAAGCGCCGCTCAAGTGGCCTTGGCCATTGGCGGCGGCGCCACCCGCAGCGCAGTCATCGGCAAGGTCCACCGCATCGGCATCGCCAACCGCAGCTTCGCAGCCGTCCCCGAGAACGCCCCGCCCCCGCGCCGATCCGCCTTCGCGCTGGCCGAGTTCGACCCCGTGATCGCCCGAGTCGTGGCCTCATGGACGAGCGAGATCAGCAAGACGAACGCAAGCAACGAACAAGTCGAGAGCAAAGATGACTGATGCCACGCCAGTATTCAAACTCGACGCCGCGTGCGTCCGCGCCGGCGGAGATCGCGGCGGCGCCTACCTCGACGCCATCGGCATCACCGATCTGGCCAAGCTGAACCCGGCCCAGTGGGAGAAGTTCTGCGGACTGGTCGTCGCCGGCGCCTTCCACAAGGCCATGGACGGCTGGATCGACACCATCGGCTGCAACACGAGCGAGGAGGTGCCGTTCTGATGGGAGCCGCAAACGAGAGACGAGTCCGCTGGTTTTCGTGCGGCGCCGCCAGCGCGGTCGCGACGAAGCTGGACCTTGACGAGCATCCCGGCGGGGTCGTGGCCTATTGCGCGACCGGAGCCGAGGACGCCGATAACGAGCGGTTCCTGATCGACTGCGAACGCTGGTTCGGCGTGCCGGTGATCCGCCTGCAAAACCCCGACTTCGCCGACACCTGGGCCGTGTGGGAGAAGCGCCGCTACATGAGCGGTGTTGCCGGGGCGCCCTGCACGTCAGAGCTAAAGATCAGCCCGCGCCTCGCGTTCCAAGAGCCGGGCGACGTGCATGTGTTCGGGTACACGGCGGACGGCCCCGACGTGAAGCGCGCCGCGAACTTTCGCGCCAACTATCCAGACCTGACGATGGAAACGCCGCTTATTGAGCGTGGGATCAACAAGGCCGGATGCCTCTCCATCGTTGAGGGCCACGGGCTACGCCTGCCGCGCGTCTACGCAATGGGCTTCCATAACGCCAACTGCATCCCCTGCGTGAAGGCGACCTCCCCCGACTACTGGTCCCTCGTCCGCAAGGAGTTCCCGGCGGAGTTCGCCAGGGCCGCGAAGCTGTCCCGCGAGATCGGCTGTCGTCTCGCCCGGCTCAAAGATGAGCGCGTGTTCATCGACGAAATCCCGGCGGACCACCCGACCACCAATCCCATCGCGCCCGCGTGCGACTTCCTTTGCCACATCAACGGCGGTGCCGCATGAACCCCGCCACCGCCGGCACACCGCCCGGCCCATCGCCGTTCGCTCAGGCCGCGCCAACGCTGCTTGAGCTCGGGTACGCGCCCATTCCATTAAGGCCCAGGGATAAAGCCCCGGGCACGCGCACCCAGGGCCACCTGTGGAAGCTGATGACCGACTGGCCGCGGTTCCGCGACCGCCTGCCGTCCGTGTTCGAGATGCGGGCGTGGGCGGCGTGGGACGAGGCCAACGTCGGCATCGTGCTCGGCACCGCCATCGGCCAGCACCGCCTGATCGCCGTCGACATCGACTCCTCCGACCACGACGAGGTCGACCAGATCCGCCGGGCCTGCCCGTCCTCGCCCATGATCAAGGTCGGGGCCAAGGGGATGACGCTGTTCTACCGGGCGCCGCCGGAGATCAAGAGCCGGGGCTACAACCTCGAGAACAAGCGGCGCGTCGTCGACCTGCTCACCGGCAACCAAACCCGCCAGACGGTCATGCCCCCGTCCATCCACCCCTACGGCCCGACCTACCGCTGGATCAGCGGCCCGGTCGCCGCCGAGGAGCTTCCGCTGTTCGACGAGACGTGCCTCGACCGGCTGCACGACACGCTCGAGAGCATGGGCTGGGGCGGGGAGGTGGCGGAGCATGCGCGCGAGACACGCCGGCCGTCGTCCGACGTTCACGACGACGATCCTAACCTGTGGCGGGAGACCAACGATGCGGCTCTGGCGAACCTTGACGCATGGGTTCCGGCTCTTGACCTGTATGGCCTACGTTCTACGCGACGTGGCGGCTACGAGGCGGTAGCAACCTGGCGCCCTAGTGGCTCCGGCCAGCCGCTCGAGAAGCGCAAGCTGAACCTGCAAATGCACCCGGACGGCATCCGCGACTTCGGCGCCGACGTCGCCTACACCGCGCTCGACCTGCTCTGCGCCGCCAACAACTGGACCCTCGACGACGCCTTCGCCTGGCTGCGCGAGAAGCTGGGGCTCAACGACTCCGCCTTCACCGTGCCCGCGCCCCCGCCGCGCATGGTCGTCGAGACGGCCAGCGGCGATCTGGTCGAGGAGGCGACCGGAAAGTCCGTAACCCCGAGTCCCCCGGCTTCGCACGAGATTCCCGCGCACCTGCTGGCCGCGCCCGGACTCGTGGGTGAGATCGCCCGCTGGATCGTGGACTCGTCATCGCGGCCGCAACCTGGCCTCGCGCTCGGCGCCGCACTGGCCATCGTCGGGACCGCAGCCGGCCGCAAGTACGCGGGACCGACGCGCTCGGGCACGCACCTGTATGTGCTCGGCCTCGCGCGCACGGGCGCGGGCAAGGATCACGCGTTGAACCAGATCAACCGCGTGCTCAACGCCGCCGGCATGGCCGCGCACATAGGCCCCTCGCAGTTCATGTCCCTGTCGGCCGTCGTTCGCCGGCTGGACCGGGCGCCGTTGACGTGCTGCGCGATGGATGAGTTCGGCGCCTACCTCTCGCGCGTCAACAATCGCAAGGCGTCCCCCCATGAGCGCGGCGTGTCGCAGGTTCTGCGCGAGGCATGGGGGCGGTCGTTTCAGACCATGACGACTCCCGAATGGGCGGGCGAGCCGGCGCGCACAATCCACGCGCCCGCGCTGTCGCTCTATGGCGTGTCGACGCACGAGGAGTTCTACGCCGCGCTCCAGGGCTCCGACATGCACAACGGATTCCTGAATCGCTTCCTTGTCCTGTCGACGCAAAATCGCCCGGCATCCGCCGAGCCTGTCGCCGATCCGTTCGACGTTCCCGAGTCCATCGAGTCGCAGATGCGGGCGATTTTCACCAAGGGCGGGCCCCTCATGATCGCGAGCTGTCATAGCGGCGCCGCGGAAAAGCCGGCCGTGACCGTGCCCTGGCATAGCGAGGCGGCGCGGCAGGCATGGCTCGCCTTCGATCGCGAGATTGAGCGGCGCACGGATGAGACTCCGCTGTTGTCCCGAAGTGTCGAGATGGCGCTGCGCATCGCAACCATCCTGGCCATCGGCCGTAACTCCGAGTCCCCCGCCGTATCGCTCGAGGATTTCACCTTCGCGCGTGACCTGGCCATGTGGTCGGGGGAACGCATGATCGCCGAGACGGCGCTGTATGTCGCCGAGACGGACGCGCAGGCGTCGTCGCAGCTTGTCCTGCGCATCATCGCCCGTCGCGGCCGCATCAGCGCGCGCGACCTGTCGCGGGCGACGCAACGGCTGAATCAGCGCGAACGGCGTGACGTCCTGGCCGGGCTTGTCGAGGCGGGACTCGTGGATCACTTGCGGGTGCAATCGTCGACTGGCCAGATTGCCAGTGTCTACGCCATGGCCAGCGAAGGGGGAGCGGAACCGGCGGGACCGTAACTCCGAGTCCCCCGGCTCCAAACACGCCAACGCCCCCCGCTGGCATGGCCAGCGGGGGGCGACAGGGGCCCGGATGGGCGGCGCCACGCCTACACGCGCAGCGGCATGAGCACGACAAGGCGCCGCGCGTCGTCTGCGCACGACAGGCGACAGGGATGCGAGGGGGCGACGCTATCGAGGGTGACTGACGGGCCCGTCAAGCTGGCCAGCGCGTCGCGCACATAGGACGCATTGAGTCCCCATTCCAGCGACTCGGGCGCAACCGGCGCCGGCTCGCCTTTCTTTCCGTGCGCCTTGCCCCATGCCTTCGCGTCTGCCTTGACGTCCAGAGTCGCGGCCGCCTTCCCGCCTTCCATGTTGCGCGCCTCGAGCGCGAGGGAACCGGCCGCATGGTTGAGTGTGAACCTGACCGCGCGCGAGTCCGTGTCGCAGATCGTGGCCACGTTCGCCACGGCCGACGCCAGGCCCGCGCGGTCCGCCGTCATCGTGTAGGCGTGCGACGTAGGGATGACTCGCATGTAGTCAGGGAAAGAGCCGTCGATAAGGCGGGAGGTCAGGCGCACGGGTCCGGCCGTGGCGGTCACAAACTTCACATTGCCCGTCATCGTCAGCCCGGCGCCGTCGCCACCCATGGCGAGGATCGCCTTGACCGTGTCGCGGGGGACAAGGATGGCGCCGACGAGCGACTCACGCGAGAGACTCGGCGGCGCGTCATGGTAGCCGGGCCCCGCCTCACCTTCCCAACGGTGAAGACTGTGGCCATCCGTGGCCACGACGTGAAGCCTGTGGGCGCCGTTGACGGCCGGCCGCGCCAGGTAGGCGCCGTTGAGGTAATAGCGCGTCTCTTCCGTGCTCATGGCTGGCGAGACAAAGCGCAGCGCCTCGAGCAATTCGGCGCCGTCAAGGTCTAGCGGGTAGAGCTCGCCCGTTTCCAGCGTCGGGAAGTCGGCGGGATTGCGGATCGTCATGACATGTTGAACGGCGCCGATGATCACGCGCACGCCGGCCGGTGCGTCATCGTATCGCAGCTTTACCGCCTCGCCCTTGCCCGCCTTGGCGACCATGGCCAGCAAGTCGCGCACATTCACGCATGCTTGCCAGTCGCCGATTCCGGGCGCCGTGACGTCGACGGACAAGACTTTGTCCAGATCGGTACACGTCAGAGTCAGGACGTCGCCGGCCGCTTGCATCAGGACGGTTGACAGGATCGTAATGGTCGAGCGGGCGGGCGAGACTTTGGCCAGCATGCGCAGGGCGCTGGCCAGACTGCCGGCCGTCATGCTGTAGCCGGTCGGCGCCGTTGCCTTGACCGCGCGCGGCTTGGCCGGAGTCGGTTTCACGGTCGCGTTGATTCTGGCCATGAGCTCACGGCCTTCGGGCGAGTCTTGCGCAACTTCCTTTGTCGCCGGCATCGGCGCGGCCGTGGCCAGGGTGGCGCGGCTGGCGCTGGCCAGCTGTTCGGCCTTCAAGGCCTTGGCCAGCGCGTGGCAGGCCTCGCGCCAGTCGCGGCGCATATGGGACTCGCACGCGGTGGCGTACATGGCCAGCGCGAAGTCGGCGGGGTTGGGTTGATCGTTCATCGGTCGGACTCCTGTTGAGGTTCCGGGCATGGCGCCCGCGACAGGGGACACCGGAACAAGTCCGGGCCCCTCTCGCTGGCGTCATGCGTCGTCGGACTCGTCGTCGTCGGACTCCTGATCGCGGATCGCTTGCACCAACGCGGCGCCGATCTCGTCGAGCTCGCAAAGCTGGCCAGCCTGTAGCCATGCCGTCACGGAGTCGAAGGGACCAAACTCCCGCGCGCGTTCGTCGCAGTAGCCGACGCGCGTTGTGTTGCTGGCCAGCCATGCCGTCAGACGGCCGGTGTAGACGTCAACGAGTCCGTCCAGCGCCTCCAGCATGTCCTCGTCAGGATCGGCGCCCGACGCGAGGGAGTCGACGATCGATCGCGCGGCCGCATATTTCCAGTCATCCGGCATCATGTCGCCATGCGCGTCTCGGATCGCGTCGCCCATCCAATCGGGGGCGCCATCCTTAAGCGCATCGAACGTCTCGCCATTGGCGCGGGTACGGGATTCGAATTGAGCCGCGAAGGCGGCCGCAAGGGTTTCAAAACTGGCCATCTGGTCAGACTCCATAGGTTGGGTGCATGAGGGCGGCGAGGACGACGAGTCCGGCGCCGAGTGCGGCAAAGGCCGCGAAGATCAGGACCGCCTCGCCTAGCAGGCGTAGGGCGGTCACGGTTCGGACGGGGGGGCGCATCAGTAGGGCCCCCCGTCGCATTGCGGATCGGCCGAACATTCCGGCGTCGCCATGCACTCGGAATCCGTGCCGCATGTCGCGGCCGGCGGCGCCCGTTCGGCGTCAATGCTGGCCAGAGCGACGCAATAGGCGCCCGTAAGAATGACCATGCCGGCCGCGAACGTCGCGAAGGCGGTAAGGGTGAGGGGGGGGCGGGTCATTGGGCCGCCCCCATCGAGTCGAAGTAGGCGCGAAGGGACTCGGCATCGGCGAAGGTGGCGACCTTGCGTTGCGTCGCGGCCCCCGTCGGCTCACCTTTGCGATTCAGGGCGTGCGCATTCACATGCACTTGCGCGGCGCCGTTGACCGGACTCCAGCCAAGGCGGAGTCCCGTTCTGGCGCGCGCCTTTATCAAAGCCTCCCGCACAGTGCCCGGCTGAAGCCGGAACGTCGGGCGGCAGTCGCCGCTAATGAGCGAGGCGTTAAACGCCAATTCGCCTTCTGACAGGCGCTCGGTCTTTTCGGCTTTGGTAGTCATTTTCGAGTCTCCCCGGCGACCCATGCGGCCGCCTATGTGTCACCATTAGCGACACTCTCGGCATGTTGCAAGAGGAAACATTCGCGGCCGTGGGGCGACCTGGCCAGCCATGCGGGCGCCCGCGCCTACGCGCGAGAGGGGGCGAGCACTGGCATGTAATGGGGCGTCAAGGCGTCACTAGAGAGGGGGGCGTGTCAGTGACGCTTGGGGGCGAGTTTAAGTGTGGCGTTAACTAAGTGGCCAAGGCGTCACTGACGCCTAAAAAATAGGCAGTTAGCAAAGCCTTATGCTATAAGGGGGAAATTAAGGCGTCACCGCGTCACTTACTATATTCTACCCCCAAATATACAATATGCCATTATATGGTTCATTCTACCCTAGATGTCAGTGACGCCTTGAAATCGGGCCCGTTCCGACGGTCCGGGCGGGCAATGTGGCCCTGCGCAACCCATTGCATAAACGCTAACCCGTCGCTGTCAGTCTCATGGTCACACATGGCGACGGGAGCGGCCGGCGTGATCAGCTACAGGGCAAGTCCAGCGAGTGAGTCCGGTGTCGCCGAGTCGGCGCCGGTCACGCTGGCGCCCGTCTACGTCGTCACCAACCGGCTGGACATGGCCGGCGCCCTGGCGGAGATCAGACGGGCCCGCGGCATGACCTGCGAACAGCTCGACGCACACGCCGGCTTTTCCGATCGCTACACCGCCAAGCTCGAGCACGGCGACAAGCCATCCGGCCGCAAGGCGTTGCACCTGTCAGCGATGGGCGAGGTGTGGATTCAGGCCTTGGGCTATCGGCTGTTGCTGGCGCCCGTCGAAGTGGCCGAACAGATGCGGGTGACGGCATGACGTTTGGCGTGTCGGAGATGACGACAAGGGATGGCCAGCCGATCCGCAAAGGCCGGATAAGCCCGGCTCTGCGATCCGCGATCATTCTGATCGTTCATGAGGCCTTGACCGTCGCGGAAGCTGCGAAACGCACGGGATATCAAACGGAGTCGCTCGCCAAGGCGCTGTTGAAACCGCATGTCAGGCATGAGCGGGAACGTGTAAAACGCGCGTGGATGGCATCGCAGACCGAGAAAGCCTGGCACACGGTCGCCGACCTGGCCACCAACGCGGCGTCAGAGGACGTCCGGTTGAAGGCTTCGCGCACCTTCCTCGACGCCGCCGGCGAGCTCACGCCCGACACCAAGGGCAACGCCGGGCCATCGCAGCTGATCCAGATTATCACGAGAGCCGTGGATATTGGCGGGCAACCGCTAGACCAGCGGTTGCCCGGCGTCATCGAAGCGCCGGCTTACAAGGTGATTGAGCACGAGCCGTCAGACTCGGGGGAAGTATGACGGGCCGTCAGACCATGCCCCCTAGTGCCGTGCCGCTAAACAGGGACCGTTTGGCGAGGGGCCATTTGCTAGGGGCGCCCGGTCAAGGGGCGTCGACCCTCCCCCCCATGCTGGCCGGCCGCGATCGGGAGGGGGAGGGGGGTAAAATCGGCGCTCCGAGTCCCCGCGCAGGTGTCCCACCCACAAATTTCTCGACCGATACCCTGTCACAAATAGCGACACCCAACACGCTCGCCCCCGCAATTTTTTCCGCCCCGGAACCCTGACATGACCCGCCCACTGACTGAGGACGACCTGCTCGAGTTCAAGCGCCTGGTCCGCTGGCTGACGGGCGCGACGCTGACGCAGGTGGACGCGGCCAGGGAGCTTGCGGCGATCGAGGCGCGCTACACTGCACCGGACGGCTTTGTGGCCAACGACGCGGACAGCGCCAGTAGCTTTCTGGCTGATGCCCTATGACCGGCGGCTTCATCCTGAGCGTGGCCCTGATCCTGCTGGCGATCACGGCCGTTCTGGTTCTGAAGCCGCCGAGGTGGCCATGACGCACCCGCCGCACACCAGACACCGTAGTTCCAGGTGCTCGATGGCAGCGTCGCCGGCTGGCCCGGCTCTGGCCAGCATGGCGAGGGCTCTGCCGGTTTGTCGGCGGCAGGCGTGTGTGGCGGTTGCTGACGACTGTGCGGCCCGGACGAGGGCGGCGGTCGACAGGAACGAGGCGATCAATTCGCATGTCATGCCCGCATCACACGGCAGAGCCGGCCCGCTGGCAAATACCCAAGCTGGCGGGCGGGAGACTGCTGGTGTCGACGCCGCAGGTCTCGACTGTCTTTCGCGAGGACGGGACCAAGGACCCGGTGCAGCCTGTGCGTAGCGCCGACACTCCTGACAACGGAAAGACGCAACCATGATCACCCGCGTCCTCGGCATTGCCCTTGCCGCCTCGCTCTCGGCGAACGCGCTGCTGGGCTGGGGCTACGCCGAGTCCCTGAAGACCATCGGCGAGCGGGACAGCGAGATCACCGCGGCGAAGGCTGAGACCAAGACATGGAAGGACGCGCTCAAGCTCGCCGCCGCCGACTCCGACCGGGCGTGGGGTGATCTGGAAGCGGCCTGCAAGACCAACGCGGCGGCGGCGATGAAGGCCGGCCGAACCATCGAGAGGATCGTCTATGCGCCCCGTGACCCTGCTACTGCTCGTGGCCTCGTTGGGGCTGGCGAGTTGCGAGACGTTGTCGGCCAACCTGCCGGCGCGCCCGTGCCCGCCGGACGTGAAGGCGGGGAGCTCCGGCCCTGAGCCGCAGGTGCCGGAAGCTGCCGGGTTCCCGGCGCCGGCGACTGAAGACGAGCGCGTGGCCACGGCCTCGTATCTGACATGGCTGGCCGAGTTCTCGGCCTGGGGGCGCGAGGGCAACCGACGCGCGGACAAGAGCGCCGCATGGTGCCGGGAGATCGAGCAATGACCAGGGGCG